TTTTAGATTCTGGCATCATCCCTCTAATTTCATCTACTAAGCCGTAAGTCACGCATTCGTCTGCGTCGATCCACCAGTCTTTACGGTCCCAGTTTCTTTTAATTTTTAGTCTTGTAAGCTTTGACCTTTTTGTAAATATATCTAAAATTCTGCCTTCGATTCTTTTAACAAGCTTTACTTCATCTTCTATTTCGTATGTCTTGCCAATTACTCCAAACGCAGCCCTGTGAATCATCAGCCAACATTGGTGTCCAATCCAGCGATGATCGCCAGCTTGAAGAAGGATGCCGGCCATGGACGCCGCCATACCTAACGAGCCTGTAGTTATGTGATGCCCAGCCAATCTCAAATCTTGAATGAAATCAAACAATTCAAACCCATCAATAATACTCCCGCCGGGAGACGAAAAGACTATTTCCATTTTACACTTGCCATCAAGACGAGACCACTCTGTAAGTTTAGTGATACATTTTCTTACTGAGGCTTCTCCAACCGAGCCAGAAAACCTGTAAAGATGGTTCTCTTCGTCAATAGATAATTCTTTTCGCCTGTTTACTACCGATCTATCGTGATCCATTTGAGCTTGGTGAGCTTCAAACTCCGCTTTTGACGCTTCAGCTTCGGTTTTTCTTGCTTCGGCCTGAGTCTTGCGGGTTTCGGCTTCTTTAAGCTTTATTTCGGCGGCAATTTCTTCTGGTGATCTTTTTTCTTCTTTTTCTTCGCTCATTTTTAGTCCTCCTTTTTTGGCGTGCCCTTACAGTGGCATTCGTAATATGCGGCTGAGCGCCCCTTGCAGTGACAGCCACATTTACACTTGTCTAAATTACAAAGACCAACGTTACACATCCAGTGCTTAAATCTTTTCCAAAGTTTTTTCATGTTATTAATCCCTAAATTTGTCTACTTCATACCCGCTGTCTTCAACAGCCTTTGTAATTCGCATCTTATCGAGCTCCTCTCCACCTTTATCTCGCGGTTGTTTTTCATAGATTAGAACTGTGCCGGTTTTATAATTAATGTGCACGAATTTAACAAAAGACAATTTCATCAATCCCTTTTTTAATCCAACCGCGCAGGATGGACACACTAAGCCCTTCACGTAGACTACGTAAGTTATTGGGCCTAACGGATTGACAATGGGTGGCTCTAGAGGAAGGGATATGATGGGCCTGTGCTGATCTGTCGACGGACAACCAATTGCGAGGGTTGAGGTGACGATTAGCAATAGTTTTTTCATATTTTATCCTTTCTCCTTATGTTATATTACACCTTTAAACTGAATTGGTACAAAAAAAGCGCGACACCTTGGGGTCACGCTCAATTTTGTTATGTTTATTAATTTACCTTTCTTTTATTAGTATTATTTTGGGGTAAGTTACCCGGAGCATAAAGGGAAACATCTTTTTAATCGCCTCTTTTTCCGCGTTCTTGGCTTCTTCTTTTTCTTTGGGGGTATTTTCAATGGGCATTTTCTTCAACTCTTCTTCCGGAGGCATTGCCGCGTTCGGGTCTAGCGCCCACATGATTTTATGCTCTTGGCAATATTCAACCATCCTGCGAACAGGTACGATTAAATTAAACCCTTCTCCTGCTCCACGGACCAACATCCCTACATATCGAGCGCGGGTATCAACGATAGGACCGACGAAACCGATGCCACCAACACCATGCTTTAAGAACACCCCACCGCCGCTAGAACCCGGAAACGCCGTACAAGTAGTCTGGTCGAAGATGTGCTTATTTAAATTTTTTAAAATTCTACCATGCTGAGAATAAATCCCGTCCGTCATACTGTTCGCTCCCATTTGTCCCAGTAGAGAGCCAACGTGCAGGAGATCCGTGCCCAAAGGCGGAATTGCTTTATCAAGGTAAAATACAACACTATCCGTTACAAAATTAAACTTACGAACACGGAGTAATGCAAGGTCGTGCCCATCTTCGCTTTCAGAATACTTCAGTACCTCAGCGTCCATCTGAAGACGGCCTACGGTTCTGCCGTTTTGACGAATTTCCTTAATGATTACGGGGTCTTTAAAATGCACGATGGTCTTATACGTGCCGTCAACTAAAACGCGCTTCGTAAGACGAAGATTATCCACGACATGAGCGGCGGTCCATACAAAATTTACTAAATTCCCATTAGAGTCCCTCCTAGTGAAGATTACCCCCGAGCCTTCGCTCGCGCTAAACGCGCCTTCTGATCTGATCGTAACAGATACATTTTGAAGATGTTCTGCGACAGATTGTTTTTTGGGAGGTGCGAACCCCTTTTCGCCGGCGCTTGAAGAAAACGCTAAAGAAAAGCCAAGTAAGAGTACTGCTAGTTTTTTCATGTGCTTTATTTTAGAAGTAACGCTTTACTTTTTACAAAATATTTATTACAGAACTGTTCTTCCTTTGTTTTCTTTCCAATCTTTTTCTGGTCTGTCTATTTTATTATTTCTTAAAATGCTAGACTTTATTACCCCACACCCAAGACCCAAGAGAGATGAAACTTTCCCCATCTGGTGCTGAAATGCCTCCATATCTTTAGGAAAACACGTACCGCCGAACCCTTTTTTGCCGTCTGGACCCGGGACTTGAGTGTGTGACTCACCTATCCTGTCGTCCAGAATAGTCATATTTCTTACTCGATCATAGTCTATTTTATGAAATTCGCAAAAACTATGTATTTCGTTAAAAAATGAAACCTTCGTCGCAAGAAAACAATTTCGAACATATTTAACCAATTCAGCCTCTTCAGTGGTCAAAAAGTGTATTTTGGGATGATTCAAAAGAGCTTTATTATTATAAGCTTTTTTAAATATGGAATAAAATTCGTCTCTTAAGGGGTCATTCCTGTCGTTAGTCCCCAAAATCCAATCAGATTGACTGAGGAAATCTTCCTTCCAATTTTTTTCAGTTAAAAATTCAGGCATGAACATAACATTTAGTTCTCTACAGGTTCCTACGGTAACAGTGGACCTGACGACTATTCTTTCCGTGCTATACCCATGACTCGCAAGCTCGAAAACAACTTTCTTAACCTCGTATGTAGAACAGCTTCCGTCTGGCTCTGCGGGGGTAGGTACACATACGAAAATAAAATCGCTATGTTCGGCTACGTCTTTTAATGTAAAATCCGGATGAGTACTTAGGTCTGGGTTCTTATCGTGTATAATAACCAGAGTATCTTTCCGACTACTAACGGTTTGCTTTCCGAGAAGAGACGTTGCTCCTCCTACGAAGCCGTTTCCTATTATTGCAATTGTTGACATTATATTACCTCCAAATATAAGGATCTTCTGCTCTTTTTCTCCTCATATACTCGCGCTTTTGCGCCCTCCTTTTCTCTGGGTCTCTAGTATCATATTTTTTTCTCGCTTTTTTTAAAGCTTTTTTTCCTTCTTTTGTTTTGAAGTATTTTTTTTGAGAAGAATATTTATCTTTTTTCATATATCGTCCACCTATAGGTTCGTTTTTGTCCCCGTTTTAAAATCGGTTTTTTTTTATATTGGGTTAGACGATCGTAAATAAAAAATTATTTTACCCACCAAGCGCATCGAGGGCACTGAAAATTAGTTTCTACAAAATAATGCCCACATTTTGGACACTTTTTAATCTTCAAACTGGTCCTCAAATTCTTTAACACTTTTGAATTCATGCTCTACTATTTTGGTGGGATATACTACTACTTTGGTATTGTAAAGAGATCGATACTTTTCTGCGTCCTCTTTATTGCGAAGATACCCTAGAGTATGCCATCGTAGATTACCCGCTCGTTGTTGTACTTCGTAAAATTTCATAATATTTATTACACCTTGGTAGCCCGTAGGGGAATCGAACCCCTCTCTCAGCCTTGAAAGGGCTGCGTCCTATCCGCTAGACGAACGGGCCAAAGGTAGCGAAGGAGGGACTCGAACCCTCACAGCTATTTATGGCCGACGGATTTTAAGTCCGTTGTGTCTACCAATTCCACCACTTCGCCACTAGTTCTACAGTCTACAAGTTCATTTAAAAAATTTTTAAATATCCTGCCGCTCCATCTACCTCTGGCGTAATTAAGTGATAGACAAACAAAATGAACGTTATCTTTTGTGTATCCTTTCGAGTTATCAAGTCTATCTAGAGAGCCAATAAAAGGAGTGCTCCTTTTTCCTTCCCACCTAGATTCTGAATGAGTAAGAGGCATGTGCATTTTAAGCCCAGAATAGGCGCACCTCCCTTCTTGCCTGTCCCAGAGTTCTGATAAAAATTTTGGAGACAAATTAAATTCGTACCCCTTTTTTGTCGCTGTTGATTTTGCGCATGCAACGGGGAATTTCCATGGAGATAATTCGTTGTCCCATCCGCCTGTCGGTTTTGTTTTCATAATTATTTTTTGGTGGAGGTAGTCGGACTCGAACCGACAACATCCTGCTTGCAAAGCAGGTGCTCTCCCAATTGAGCTATACCCCCCCGCTGGAGCCCCGTGTTGGAGTCGAACCAACTAAAAAGAGTTTTGCAGACTCTTGCCTTGCCGTTCGGCCAACGAGGCGTGGAGCTTGAGACCGGACTCGAACCGATAACCTCAGGTTTACAAAACCCGCGCTCTACCATTAAAGCTACTCAAGCACAACTAAAACTCTAGCACCTTTTTGTATAATTTAAATTAAAATTTGCAATTATTAACGTTAATAGTATAATTAATATATGGACCTGCGCTGTACATCTGGAGGCATAGACTACTACGACTATATTAAAGACGAAAAGCCAGAATGGGTAGATCTGGCCCCAGATATCACCAGACAAAGGGCGATCATCGAAGGAACACTCC